TGCTTCCTGGCCTGAGCTGCAGCTCCTGGATCCCGGGCTGGTAAATAAAATGGCGGACTTCTGCGGTTAATGGGAGTTTGAGCTTGGAGTTTGTCCCGCGGGCGCCGGGCGCCAGCTGCGTGGTCCGATGTCAATGTGACACGTTGCCGCAGTTAGGGAGTTAGAGAGTTAGCGAGATTAAGGCCCTCGAGCCTTCCCTCGTACAACCCGGGTACGAGATCCACGGTGCTTTGGGCAAGTTCCTTGGTTTTGCACCCATGAAACAGTTTGACATGGGCGTTGGGTAGCCCCCCAACTAAGATATATGACTTCGCTCCTGCTAAAGCATGACGCATATTCCATGCAATTTGGAAGGGTGATATAGTGACTTTTTTATTAGCTTGCGCTATCTTTAATTCTAATGTGAAGAAACCTGTAACCTTGTTATAAATAAGGCAATCTGGGAATCCTGGCGTAACATAACTTTCAAGGCGTGAAACAATATATTCACCACCCTCTAATGATTTCTTTAAACTCTTCCAGAAACTTGTTTCTGGTTTTACGGTCATACTTTGTCTTGTCCTTTACTATCTTTTGTTTGTACTGGAGTGATGTCTTTAAGCTCTTTGCTATTGGATTCCTCTTCGACTGAGAGGACAGTTTCATTACCCTCTTTTTTAAACGATCCATCTAATCCTATCTCCTTTAGCTTAGCTAAAACTTCTTCACGGGACATACTGTCAATAGCGCCTGTTCTGATTTCTTTACGGTCAATGTACAATCCCGCAGCCTGCCCTCGCAAGCGCTCAGCATTAACAGCAGCACTATAAGACTTTTCACCAAGTGCCTTCTCACGAAGTCTGGCCAATTCTTGTACATGTTTATTTAATTTAACCTCATGTGTTTTTTCAATTTCAGCACGTCTAGCAATGACAGCTTCTACAACCTTTGGATATCTTTTACCATTTAATAATAAGGATGATGTAACATTAGCAGAGCCTTCTGAATAACCAGCTTGTCTTGCACATTCTGTTGGTGTCAATCTACCTTCATTCTCAGCATATATTTTAACAAAGATTTTTTGTTTATCTGTCAAACCTTCGCCATCTTTAGGATACTTTAATGACATATCTTTTGTGTCACCACTTGTGTCACTAGTTAATCTTTTATCTATCATGCTGTAACCCGCTGTATAGTTGAGTTTTTACTCATTTTAGTTCTTAAAAAACAAAAAAGTGCCTTGCGTTGTTTAGAGTAGTGACACATAGGTGCCACATAGTAAACCATTGAATTATATAACTTAATCGTCAATTGTGTCACTGTGGCACCTGTATCCCGGTATTTAATAAACTTAAAAAACTTTTGAGCAAAATATACACTATACATCTGTCTCATACAATAGAAATTGACCGATTTCTGCCATTCCCATTTTTAAGCCAACCACGTGCTATGAGTCTATGCACATAACCATGTACATGGCTTTTAGAATGCATACCATTTAATTGTTTCATTTCTTCGTATGATGGTGCGTAACCATTAGCCTTTACAAATGATTTAATAACATCATAAAACTTCTTTTGTTTGGGTGTTAACCCTTCTTTATCTTTTTTCTTCGAGGCCTTTGGCATCTGGGTGACTCCAATATTCTTTTCTTACTTGTCGCATCATCTCATTATGACCCCATTCATCAATAGCTTCTTTTGTTATTGATGCCTCCAAGGTTTTCTGAATTTCTTTCTCATCTTCACTTAACTCTATTCTTGTAGGACCTTTCTTACGTACATATGTATGTACTTTAGCCCAGGTAATAATATATTGAGAAGCCTTGGGCCGTGTATAACCACGCGTGGGATCTAATGAAGGAAACTCTGGATCTGGTGTAGTATCAAAATTATCTTTGATATATGCCATCACATCCTCATCTTTATCAAACTGTTTTACTATTTTCTCAATAACTTTCTTATTTAACCATAAATTAATTTCGTACGTCTGCATGTCCCACCTGTAAGTATTCTATTTTTTTAATCCAACCCTGTGGAATAGCAATCGCACCACCACCTGATGTATCATCTTTATCTTTACTATATGAACGCATGATAACAACTTTCTCATCATTATTAACAGCCAACCAACCAACTTCCTGGCATATTGCCAACGGTGCAGCCATAACTTCTTTTATGTCAAGCCAACCTGTTTCTGTATCACGTGCGTCAACCCACGTCACACGTACCATAGGTACTTTATTTATGTCCATTAATGTATTTTATTCCACTTCTCCGATACATCAGAGTATTTATTCTGAACTTCACGTTCCTCAGTACCAGTATTAAATTTTGCTTCATGTCTTTTTGTAGCACCTTCTGCAAACTTACCTATAATCTCCAGTAACATTAGCGTTGGAAATACAACGCCGTGGACTTTTATCTTACTTAACTCATTTAATGTAGTGTCAACATTTTCACCGCTGTTTTCACACTCATGTAAAACTTTATTCATTTTATTTGCTGCTTCTGTTAATTCTTTCATTCTATTCCCCCCATTGCTCGTTAACCACATTTACACCAATATTACGTAAACACTCCTCTCTAAACTCTTCTATTTTTTTTCTTAAATCCTTATCTTTAACATTTGCAATTCCCATTAATCTAGATGCTACATAAGGCAAATCTACTCTGTTATCATTTTCCATTCTATTTCTCCTTTAAAAGCCTGGGTACTCGGGGCACGCTATCCCACCCATTGATTCATAATACCCTACAGCATTATTAGCTGCATGCATGCGCTCTTCGTCACCTTCAAACATAGCATCGTAAAATTCATCACGCGCACGTTTTAATTCATCATGTACACTTACTTCTTTAATTACACTCATGCACCCACCAACCATCTAAACAAGTATTGGCAAACCATAATAAAAATAACAAACTTAATCGGTAATAATAAAAACCACATCATATCCTCACTGCTATATATTCATAATCAAAATCTGAATGTTTCTTTTGTACTAATGTTACCACACCACTTTCAGCAGCTGCGTACACATGATTCTTAATTTTACGTACACGACGCTCATCCATGGTAGGTGATAATTTTTGTAACCATGGTCCACATAAATAACCACGGTAATAAGTTATCTTATTATTCTTGGTAGATTTATTTAACCAGTCATCAAATTTTTTTATACTTAACATAATATCTTTCTAATACGAAAGCTCTCGTAGGACTTGCATGACCGCACCTACAACCTTTTCACGACAAATCATGTTCTACATAATAACGCTACTTCAGTACCACCCTTAGTTACCTCAGACACTTGTCCGTACTTCCCTAAGAATATGCTTTACAACTTTGTGATTGTTGTTCAGCCAGAGAGTACCAACCCATTGCAATTGTGCTGGCCTTCTCTTTCGTATAAGTGTTTATACCATGTTCACGTGAACAAAACAAGCGTTTTATTTCCCTGTTTTCTGCCATTATTTATGTCAAGATAAATTATTTTCTTGACACTGTGGATAAAAAACCTGTCAAGCATTTTTTTCTTGCACATAATTGACACATAATGTACACATAATTTCTCAACTTCATTTCATCTCGGTGGACTAAGCGCACTCAAGTAGTGCCTTGGTCCCCATTTAAAGGACTATGCTAAACTACTGGATTAAATTTATAAAATGGTTAAAATACGAACCTCACAAAACATATATGAGAGGCAACAACAATGGCATTTCTAGTAGCAAATCTACCCCCAACAAAAGTATTAATAAAAAAAGAATACCTGTATGATCATCAGAAGGGGCACGGTGAATTTGTAGAAGGTCTTTGGGCCTCGGTCAAATCAATCCAGGGACGTGCACTTTACTTCGAAACCTATTTACCAGATTACGGCGCATTATATGACAAATTACCTATATCAGCGTTCGTTAGTCACAAGACGGAACTAAATTTAGAACTAGAAGAGCTACAGCTGTGGGATGCATTTAGCTACCACATGACAGTTATTGAAAAAGAATCACTAGCAGGCACACGCTGTAAATACCTTGCCCCAAGTAAGAAATGGTATTATGGTGAATACTTATTTACGATTGACAACTGCCATGCGGACAGTAACACCCTAAATACATCTTATTCAGAGGTCCCAGAGGAGCACAAATCGTTTAATATATTAGAGTTAGATAATGGACACTACGCAGCCCAACCTAACAACAGAGTAATATTCTATGATAAGTCTTTAACGCCTGCCAAGACATTGCAGCCTGACTTTAAAGTATCAACACAATACTACTCAGTAGAAAACAAAAGTAAATGGACCGCAGGAGATGATACAAACTACTTCTACGATCTAAAGGAACAAGAATGAAAATATTTTTTTTATTAATGATTATATCGATGCCAGACTTACCGTCTGTGCGTTACAATGCAATGATTTATGCAAATGAAATACAGTGCTTAGATGCACGTGATGGATACATGAATGCATATGCTGCTAAAGACTTGGAATATAAAAGTAAATTAAAGACAGAAGCGTTCTGTATTCCCTTTGATTCTTTCCCAATTCTTGGTATACACACTACTGACACATAATCCTGGAGGGACATGAAGTACTTTAAATACCTGGCGTCATTGCCAATTCTTATATCTTTGATAGCCGGTGCATACGGATCTCTCAACTATATCAACAAATTAACCGCACAAATTGACGCAAGCACTGACACTATTAACATACTAAAAGTAGAAGTAGAAAACTTAGAACAACGTATCTACGGTGACATAGAAAACATACACACTATTTTTAATGATAAAACAAGTAGAAATTCTAACAACTATGCATCAGCTAGGGAAGAGCTGGTAAAAGAAATGGCAGACATGGCATCATGGGTAGGACGTATCGAGGGTATTGTTGCGGCACTGCGTGATGGTTCGTACAAACTAGCCTCACAAGCAGAGTACCAGGCGTTAGAAGAGATAGTAAGAGGTAACACAGACTCCATAAGACAAATAGGTTACGATATTAAAGACATAGAAAGAGTAGCATCAGGCGGTTATTAATGAATTACGAACGTGGCCTGTTAGCATTCTTAATGGTATTATTAATTATATGTTGTTTAATAAGCACTAAAACACAAGCAAGAAATGATTATTTAGGAACAAGTTATAGTAGCTGTGAACGTGGCAGAATAGAATTGTACACAGAACTTAGAGGAACAGATGGTAAAGATATATATCAAGATGGTGATGGTAATCCTGATAACAACTACACATCCTATGATGATGACGTCAACGGAACCATTGGATTACGTTTTAGTTGGCCTTTACAATCAACGTGTAACAATGAGACAATAGAACTAATGCAAGAAAATGACAAATTACGTCAAGAATTAGAACTATTAGCCAACTGTGCTAAATATAAAGACTTAGAACTAGGTCCTGAATTTGCTACTGTGCGTGAGATGTGCAAAGGTGTTAATAAAAAGGCAGAAAATGCCGAATAAAGAGTGCCCAGCCTGTAACCAAGATCCATGTACATGTGACGATTTTTGTGATAGTTGTGGGGCATGAAAGTAAGCGACAGTACATCAATTGACATGCCTATACGAAACCTGCTCAGCATCGTAGCTGCGGTGGCCGTAGGAGTGTGGGCTTATTTTGGTGTGGTATCAAGAATTACTACAATAGAAACATCATTAGTTTTAGCAGAAAAAGATTTAGAAAAGAACACGGAATTTAGAATTAAATGGCCACGTGGTGAAATGGGTTCACTGCCGGCTGACAATGAACAATACATGTTACTAGAATTCATGGCAGAGCAAGTTGAAAGTATGCAAACTGAAATGGAATCAATGATGAGTAACACGGTCAATATAAACTTTTTAAAAGACCAAGTATTAAAACTTCAACAAGATGTTGAATCATTAAAAGACAAAGTAAGGGAGAACAAAAATGGAACCAGTCATTAGTGTAGTTTTTTCTTTGTGCATGTTTGTCAATGGGTCGTTGGACGGCCACATGATGACAGATGGCTTATCAAAATGCTTAAAAGCAAAACGTGAAGCCGAACGTAATTTATCACAAGGAAGAGCAAATGTTATTCGTTATGAATGTGGACAAGTTAAAGCAGA